GAATAAAGTTCTTTTATCGCTGCGGACTTGCCAACATTATCGAGGTTTTGATACTCAGGAGACCGCAACAACGGTGCGATCCCGCGCTCGGCGATGATACCTAGTTCGCGGTTAACAAGGCGGTCGGTGTCAACATCGCCGGTGTTTGACCCCATTTTATAGGGCGCAATACCCAGACGATCCAACTCGCTCTCGACAATGTTCTTAGCTGGGCGGATTGTAACGCCGAGAAGCTGACGCAGTGCTGGGTCCTCTGTGGTCATCGGACCTTCGCGTGTCGGGCTTTCCCCTTCAGGAATATCAAGCGCCCGTTGTGCACCCGGAATTGATCTGGTCAGGGTTCCGAGGAAGCTGCCCTTTGTATCTCGGTAGACGGCCTCTTCTGGATTGTATTGGGCGTAGAAATCTTTAAGCCCTTGCATCGGCGTGAAGATGGCCGAGCCGTAATCAGCGGCAAACTTACCGATAATATCTAGATATTTTTTGGGGTCCGAGCCTGCGTCGGTAAGGTCTTTGATGAACTCATCAATAACATACAGGCCAGTACCCGCTCGGAACTGAGAGCCGGTTACCGCTTGAAAAATTTCTTTAGCGTCGATTGCTTGGTCAAGCGTTTGGCCGTTTAGTTTGCCGTCGTTGTACCGCTTCAAAATATCCGCAACAAGAAGGTACTGCGGGAGCGGAAAATAGGCCTTCATGTCCACGACGCGACCATCCGGCAACTTGGCTTCGCTCCACTTTTCACCGGCTGCATCGCTGTCGCGGAACAGATACGCCGCGCCAATCAAGCCAGTGCCGACGATAGCCTTGGACAAAACTTCAGGATCACCGGCCATCATCGCATCGCGGTTCTTTTTTGACAGAAGACGCGCTACACCCAGTGGGTTATACTCGGCCTGAAAACGTATGGCGGAAACCATAAAGCGGGGGAACGGCGCAATCGTCACACCTGCGGGGCCAAGTGCTTCGACTGTACGAATAAAACCATCCGCAACTTTACCCATAGCGTGATCAGTTTTTGGCGCGGCCCCGTAGGTAAAGTCCATCGTCTCCCGAAGCGCCGCGTCGATGGCGTCTTGCGGAATTTCGTCGAGACGTTGCGTGTCTACAATATCGTCGATGCTCATTCCGCGACGAGTTAATTCTCGACGTAGATAAACCGGGAACATCATGTTGCGTGTTGTTGTTTCGGTAACTCGGTTCACCAAGTTAAGGGTGTTGACGACTTTCTCGACTTTACCGAATTTGTCTTTAGCCACACCACCTGCAACATCCGCCGCGTATGTGGCGTTTAAGTCTTTGACAACCTTTGGGTAGTATGTGCGAAGCTGTTCGTAGAACTGCTTATTGCGTGCGGGTTGGAACCGATCAGTAAGAACAGCAAACGCATCCATCGCACGCGTCCCAACCGGGTCGTTCCGAAATGGGTTTGTAGCTGCGTTGATTGCGGTCGATGTGAGTGAAGTAGCCATGTCGATTGGTAGGCGCACAAGGGAACCCCATGTATTGCGCATGGTCGTAGCAAGCTGTGAAACCATGAGGCCACGCGTTGCGTCGGTCGTGCGCTTCCACAAGCTAAGTTCGTCCGGCGTTTTCACGCCAGCTTGCGCGACATCCGCCGCTTCTTTCGGGATATACCTACTCATCACCATGCGGGCGCGAAGAACACGCGCCGCTTCGGTTGCCGTTTGCTGCGAACCAGCCACGAAGTCCGTTAAATCTTCAGGATCAATCCCGGCCTGCTTCGCAAGTTCAAGGGTACGCTCCATAGGAAGTGTACCCGCGTTGAAGTGCATGAAGAAGAAGTCTTTAAGCGGAAGTTTTTCTGGGCGGGTTAGGCCCGTCTCTTTGAGGTAGTCAGTCTCAAAGCGCAGAACTTTATCTGTCACTTCTTGCGTAGCAATAGGCCGCGTCTGGCCCTTCCCGCCTAACGCTTCGATACCCGCTGCGCCCTGTTCTTCGGACATACGAGTACGAGGCACAACAGGGGCGGGCGCGACAGGCGTGGCAACTGCGGCCATCTCTGGGGTGAGCGCAGTTTCCGGAACCGCAGCCGCAACTTCCTCCGCAACCGCGCCGGGGCCAGTAGTAAAGCGGCTGGCAGCCGCGTTAAATGCTGGCGCGACACGAGTGGCAACGGCCTGAAGTGGTTTAGCCACAAACGGAAGAGCGGTAGCCCCCGCGATTAAATAATCCGTACCTGTTCCGCGACCTACTAAAACGTCACCGATAGCACGTTCGGTTTCTTCAACGCCGAGTAGACCTTCGGTAAAGGTTTTGAGATTTCGGACTACATCTTGGCCGTACAGGGCCGCGTCGCGTTCATCGAAACCGGGAAGCAGATCAGCTACAGTCGCAACACCGGAGGCAAGTTTGTCGTAGAGGCCTCCCGTAATTGTAGTCGGGGTATACGCGGTTAGTTCCGGTTGCCGGTTAGCAGTAACTCTAATTTCTTCGGCCGGTGCAACGCCTTGTACTTGATCAAAAGGTACTGCTGGCGCACGCACGATATTGGGCGCTGCAAGTATGGGGCCTTTATAATTCTTTGCAATCCAAGCATCGGCCGCAGCTTTAAGTTCGTCATCATTGCTAAGCGACGTTACACCGGGGAGCGTAATCGTCTCCCCAGTGGCAGGAATTTCCAGAAATACTGGTGCGCCTTTTGGCTTCACTTCAGCCATTTAAAATCCTACTTTTTTGTAACAAAAACGGGCTTGCCGGTTGCAGGTGGTAAAACACCGGCAAAACCATAAGGATTGGCGGGTGCTGGCGCTCTTTGGCCAGTGTCAATTTGAATACGAGGGTTCTTTGTGTTGATCCCAATGATACGGCCATCCTCTGTGCGTTGCAACGAGAAGGTCCCGCCACTGCCGCCACCACCTTCACGCGCCCGCGCATCGGCCCTTGCCATTTCTTGACGGCGTAGACCGAGGCTCTCGCGCTGGTATGCGTTCATGCGCTTCGGTACTGACATAATAAGTTCGTTTGTATCTTCGTTATAAATTTCTACAGCGTCACCCGCATCAATCTCGCGTGTCTTGGGCGGCATCTTCTGGTCTGTAATGACAAATGAGCCATCGTTAAATGTCAGTCGGATATTGCCTGTTGCGGGGTCGCGGTCACGGTTAAACACTTGCTTCTGTCGGAACGCTTCTTCCTGCACAATCTTAAATGCCTCTGCCGGATCAGCATTCTCAAGAACGCCGCGCTTTTCCTCTGGCAACGCCGAGGCGTACTGCTTAACGAATGCGCGCTGCTGCGCTTCTTGCTGCGCCGACTGTTGCAACTGTGCAATTTTAAGTTGCGCGTTCAGCTTTTCCATTTGTTGATTGCGAACATTCTGGAGAACAGCAGACGGATCAGCAGCGCCACGGCTACCTGCGGCCTGAAGCACTTGGCCGAGCGCAGTTATTTTTTCGCCAGTTGATAGCCTGCCGATACCGCCGCTCATGAGAGCCTGCATATCTTGAATGTACTTTGCCGTTGGCGAAAGCTGAGGCTCGGCTGAAGCGGCCATTGGCGCGATAGCTTGCGGAGCCATAGCGGGCATAATGCGAGGAGCCACCGCCGCGCCACCCGGAGGGGTGCGGTTTGGAATGACTGACTGCATCAGGATTTCCATCGGGGTAGCCATCTAATTAACCACCTTTTCCAAATAGACTGAGGAGAGTACCAATCGTGGACGCAGCCGTTCCAACTTGGCCGAGCGTTGACTGGCCCGGCTGGGTTGTCGTTTGCGTCATTGGCGATGGAAGACCCTGCGAACCCATGAGCAAAGTCTGAAGCTGCTGCTGCGGGAAGCCGCGCTGTTCGAGGAAATCCTTATAGGCCAGATCGAGGTTCTGCTGAGCCATGCCGCGCTGCGCTTGGCCCGTACCCTGAAGCATCGCTGCATACGCCTGCTGATTGCCCAGCGCCTGTTGGCCAAAGCCAGACAAGGCTTGCGCACCCGCAAGCTGCTGACCCGGCAGACCCTGTGCAAACCCAGCGGCTTGCGTGTATCCCTGATTATACAGGTTCGCCAGCGTTTGAGCCGTATTCAAATCTTCTTGGCCTGCAAGCTGCGCTTCGTAAACACCACGGCGTTCGTTACCGAATGCACGCGACGCGGCCATCTGAGCCTTCGTTGCTGCGTCACGCTCGGCGCGGTTCTGCGCCAATCGAGCCATCGTGGCGTCGATGACGTTGGTCTGGAACGGCGACATGAAGCCAGAGACATCTTGCTGAAACTGCTGTGGCGTATATCCGGCTGCACGCTCAGCAACTTGGGTGGCTTGCTGAAGTTGCGGCATCCCAACTTGCTGGGTTGCAGCGTTGATCGCGGTCTGGAACGCCTGCTCTTCAGCGGGGCGGAAGCCTGCAACACGCGGCCCTTGATATGCCTGATAAGGGATAGCCGCGACTTGCTGCGCGGCTCCATAGTTACGCGCCAGAATATCCTGAATGAAAGGATTGAGTGCCTGTGCAGTGGTTGTAGTTGTCGCCATTATAATCCCCAAGCGGACTGACCGCCTAATCGTTCGTTATTAACACAAAAATAAACCGATTGACAGCCCCTTACTACTGCACTTGCATCACAGACAAAAGGCAAGATGGCCCAGATGGCGCGAATGCCGTTGCGGCAGAGGCATGAAGTTCAAGGTTCGTACTATCAGCGGCCCACATCAGTTCAATGTAATCGCCAGCAACTAAGGAAAAGAAGTGGTCCCTGCCTGAAGCCATGTGCCCGCCATTGATGTCGCTTGTTGTCAGGAACGCACTCGCCGCAACATTAGTTCCGTTTTTCCTGAACCAAAACCATGTTGTTTTTGCACTACTGTTGTTGGACAGAATTGTAAAATGGGCCGAAAAATTATATAGGCCGTCTTCTGTTACGACAATCCGAGATGCAGGAGAACCAACGGAAACGCCGTTGCTATCTTCCGTTGTATCAAATGTAATCGTATAGGCCGTATTCGCAGCAGCAGGGCTTACGCTAGTAGTTTTCTTAAACTGGCCGTAGAACCCTTCGTATATCAATTTTGCTGGCGCATAGATACCGACATCCTCACCCTTGACGTAAGCGCCCTGCGCAAAACTCTCAATAAGACGATTGCGCTGGGCTTCATATTGAAAGTTATAGTCGGCCGGTGCTGGCGGTAGTTTGAGTTTCATCGACGCCCGCCCGGTATTGCGTTGAGGCGCTGCGTCCCGATCCGCCAATCAGAGTTGTTGACGGCCGTTACCTTCATCTGAATTTGTCGGCCGTTGAAGCGGACGGACGTTGGGTTCGTCAAGCTGTATGGGCCGAAGGTTTGCTTCACATCATTAGGATAGTAGCGAGAGGAGAAGGTCGCAGTGACTTCGCCCTGATTGCGTTCGTCTGGGATCATCTCGTTAATATACAAGATGTTGTCGCCTTGTCCAATCTGCACGGGCCCTGTCTCGGCGTACACACTTTCCGATCCGTGGTTCATGCCGATCTCGTGGTCGTAGATGTAGCCGTCATCAGACACCATCAATGGGTTGGCGAACACGCCACGGTCAATCCCGGCAGAACGGCCAAGCTGGCCGATGGACCAGTTGTTCTGGGCGTAGTTCCAGATCACATAGCGGTTATTCTCTTGGCTTGACGCGGACGGATAGAAAAACCACACTTCATCGAACTGCGAGTTGTTGACGGCGTAGGCCTTGCTGATCTGCGCTTGGTTGATGTCGGAGAACACATAGTCTGACACTTCGCACGGCACAGATTTGACGTAGCCGTCATACATGTAGAAGCCACGCGAACCCATCCAGACCGCGAAGTTATCCTGAACAGCAATAGCGTTCGGCCCCGCAAGACCGCAAGCACGGCCCGCAAACTCAGATGTATATACAAATGGCTGGCCAACGTAAGAAACGATATGCGCGTCAATGTCCGTGAGAACAAGAACCTGACCACGAACACGCTTGGCTGTGATAATTTTGCCACCCGTCTGTAGCTCTAGGCTACCAGCAAGGTTCGTAGAAGATGGCGTCCAGACCGTATTGTCTTCAAGATCAGACCATGCAATCTTGCGCGGATTGCCGGACGCGCCAAGAGCAAACATCGAGCGTTCGTTCGTGACAAGCACCCCAGTATTGGATGTCGGCGCGTTCGTTACGGCAACGGCCTTTGTCGGCGTTGTCGTGTCTAACTGCCACTCGTAAATCTTGCCGTCAAAGTTTGAACAGCCGACGAGATACTCGCCCCATGTGTCGAGCGTCCATGTCGTAGCTGGCGTTACAACGCCAACGTCGGGGCGCGGCGTGCCGTAGTAGCCTGCGCTGTAGAGGCCAACGCCGTAGCCACCGCCGACAGATGCGTTGGCGTTGCCGGGTGTAAACCCAGTCGGCGTGATGTCCACGATAACGCTGGACTGTGTGATGGCGTAGAGTTTGGAATGCGTGCCGACGCTGATATAGCGCGTGCTGTTGTTAGACCGCCAAGCGATCATGCCACGGGCTTTGCCGGTAAGAGCGGTAGTGGTTCGTTCCTGCCACCCGCCAACGGGACGCATCATCCCCTCGACCCAGCGCACAAGGTTCACGTCATACCACCGGCCGGAACTGTCAAGTTCGGTTCCGTTGCGGTAGACACCCGGCGGGATACTGATAGGAATAAGCGCCATTTAATTACCTGTGCGTAAAGACTAAAGTTCTTATATCACTTATTTGGGATTTTTACAGCCTCTTCCCATGCTTCTATAGTTCGGCGGTGACGCAACGCGCAATCACCATATTTTGCAATTATATCAACTTCCCAAATAGCACGCTCTGGATCGGTCAGAACGGAAGGAGGATTTGGGAGAGGCGGACAATTACTTGCTAGGTTCGCTGGCGGCTGCGGCATTGGCGCGATTGATACCGCCTTCGAGCAGCCCGACAATGCGAGGATCAGGAGCGCAGTCAGCAGAGACAGCAGGCAAAGTCTTGTATATCTCGCGGATCGTCTCTCGCTCTCCGGCGACCACGACATCGGCTTTATCTCGTTCGGCTTGGTAAAGCGTAGAAACCTCATCTATCTTTCCTTGCATTTGTTGGCGTTGCTTTTGCGCCTTTTCCAGCGCCTTTGCGTATGCGGCATCACACTGCCAATCTCGGACTTTATACCCAGAAGCCGCACCAATAATAAGTGCGCCCCCTAGGGCATACAGCAAAATTGGCTTAGGGATTAAAGCCATTTTGCGTACTTCTTGGTCTTCAGTTTACGGTCATCGAGGCCGTGCGTTCCACCATTGATCCGCTTTGTCAGGGCAAGAATGGCTGTGTCGTTGATGCCTTGGTCGCAGATGGACCACAGCTTATTGCGGTCGAAGAACCACAAGGCGCTCTCGAAGCAGAGTTCACCTGCCACAAGGTCAGGGTCGTTTACAACTTCGGGTCGTCCGATGTAGTCTGCGAAAGCTTGGTAATTTGCTTTGCCAGTAAGTTGGAGAGCGCCACGTCCACGGTACTTCCAGCCATCCCCAGACGCTTCATCACCGTTGCCCATGCGATTTGCATATACCCGATTAGCAATCTTTTTTGGCTGGCGTTCATACGCTTTAGCCATTGCATCAGTAGGGAAATACTTCCTAAAAATGCTGCGAAGTCCTTTTGCGCCATAGTTTAAATTCTCCGAGAACGCTTTGAAGCCGCCGCTTTCATGCGCAGTTTGAGCGAAGAAATGTGCAGCACGATTAGGTGATAGTTTATAAAAAGCCGCAGCTTTCTTAAAAGTACCCGGACCGAATGCGCCATCTGCTGTTACTCCGATCTTTTGTTGAAGATTAACTAGGCTCATTGCCCGGCCCTCCGCCAATCAGGGAAGTCGTCTGCGTCAACCACGCCGTCGCCGTTGGCGTCGTAGCGTAGGTCGTTGCGGTACTTTTCCCAAGGGGCCATATCGTCATCATCGTCGTCTTCTTCAGGCTCGTCAATAAAGACGGTGCCGTTTGGATCGCTGTATGGCTTGGTTGCTTCTGGTTCCGGCGCGGCTTCTGGCTCAGGTGCAGGCGCTTCCGGCTCTTTGTCACGCGCATTGGCGTTGAGGCTCAGACCGCCCAGCAGACCGACAAACGCACCGATGATTGTCTGGAACGCAGGGTTAATCATCTCAAGGATGGCCGTGCTATCAACAACGTCGTTGGGCACAAACAGACCGACGGCCAGTGTCAGCACGACAACAAGGATAACCGCCGACAGCGTGACGATGGCCACGCGGATAACAAACTCAACGGTGTCGTTCACGCCGTCATGCTTGCTTTCAAAACTATTGAGGAAGTTCATCACATTCTCCTTCATCTGGCTTCTTGGGCTTGATCGAGCCGCTGCCCTGCCCCGCCATAAGCCCTGCCAATGCACCTACGATAAACGTCGCTATCGGGTTGATCAGCTTAAAAAACTCCGCGTCGTTGGGGGACTGACCCTCCATCGGCTGCGATACAAATATCAGCGAATACAGCACTGTCGCCACGATGAACATCAGCGTGAACGACAGAACGACGCCGACGATGAACCGCAGCAGTTCCTCTGGCGACCAGTATTTAACCTTCTTCGACACTCTCTTCACCCGTATCAATTAACCACTCTGTGCAATAGCCCATAGCAATGCACTTGGGCTTCTTGCAGATTTCCTCCTGCCAGTTCTCCGGGTCTTGGCAATCATAGCGGTAGCGATCTTCGCAGCCCATGAGGGCCAAGGCCGCGAGGGGTAGTAGAAACCACTTCACTACCGATCTGCCTTATGATCCAACTTGTCTTCAATCCGGCGGAGGTGCATCATGACCTCATCAAACTTCTTGTCGATGGCATTGAACTTTTCTTCGCCGTAATCCAGTTTCGTTTCAAGAATGGCGAGGCGATTGCTCAACTGCGTCCACACGCCAATAAGGCCAAAGACGCCAGCAATTAAAGTTAGAAGCGTATCAAACCCGAAGTTCATGTCCATCGACTAAGACCTATTCTACAGTCTGTTCTTGCGGAAGTTGGCCCTCCGCCTGTTCTTTGATCTTCATGAGAAGAGGAAACGCGCCCGACGACGTGGGCAGGTTGCCCAACGTCTGAAGGACGGCGTTGATCTCATCGACGGTCAGTTTAAGTTCGATTTCCATTATGCGCCCCAAGGAAGCGCAGGGCTTACGACGGGTGGATTGATCTGGTTGGCGATCTGCTCGGCCACGTTGGCTTCATACGCTGCAACTTGCTCTTCGCCAAGTGCATCTTTAACCCAACCGATTACCTGTGCTTCTGTCAGCGAGGCGTAGGGTGTGAACGTCGCACCTTCGTCGAGGTTGACGCCGACCGAGCCGTATACGCTGCCGATGTATGTGCCGTCGGTACCATTAAGGGTCCAGTGTACTGTGAAGACTACATCTGGTTCGCCTTCATACTCTGGGTATGCGTCCATCTGCACGACGGCCCAAGTGTTTGTGATTGCCATGTCTTAGTTTCCTTCTAGTTGTGCCAGTCGCGCTCTTACGGACTGGAGTTCTGCAATGAGGTTAGCAATGAGTTCAGGTGCAGAGTAATCCATAGCCTGCATTTCTTCTCCGTCCTTTTCGCCAGTGGCGATTGGCGTTTCGGAAACCTCTTGAGCCTCATGCGCAAGCAGACCAATGAAACGGCTGCCATCCGCCTTCCAGCTACCCTGCACTGGCTTCAGCGCATCGATGTAGGCACCGCTATTGGCGATAGGCCCGTCGATATCCTTAAGGCGGTAGTCGGATGAAGTGTTGTAGAGGACACCAGTTGTGCCGTTCTGGCTAATAGTGCCGATGACTGAGGTGTCGTAGGTGAAGTATTGGAATACTGCACCAGAAGCGGTTCCAGCAACGTGCCTATTTCCAGAATATAGACCACCGGAACCAACCCAAAAACCATTCCCTGCAACAAATGCGCCAGCACTCGTCGTCCCCACCATAAAGTTACCGCTGCTGTCAACGCGGGCGCGTTCTGTGCCGTTAGTGTAAACGATAAACGGCAGTGCTGCTGCTTGGTAAACAAACGCAGAACCGTCAGACCCCGCACCAACAGTGACACCAGTCGTATTCCCGTTGATGTACTTCGTGGCGACCTGAACGCTTCCCGCGCTGTTTAGAACCAGCTTTTCTGTAGGCGAACTCGTGCCAATCCCAAGGTTGCCGCTGGCGTCAAAGATGCCGACAACAGAGTTGAGTGGGTTGGTGAACCTAATGTCAGTTCCCGATATCTCTATTGGGACGGTTGCGCTATTAGCCGCATTAACTGGTAGCAACCGTATGCCTGTGGTCGAAACAGCGGACAGAACTTGAAAACGCCCACCGGTTACTTGCACATCCAGCCTTGCCGCTGGCGAACTCGTCCCAATCCCGACAAGGCCGCTGGCGTCGATACGCATACGTTCAGACCACGCAATAGTTGCGTCCGCTGCAACTGATGTAGAACCTACAAAACGTATACTACCGTCTGATACCCACAAATCAATACGTGGCGAATAACCAGTAGCCGCAGCCTTATCCAATGAACTGTTGTAGTACCAATTACTAAACAGGCCGCTACCAACGCCAAAATCTACTAACGCCCCTCTTGCACCATTTCCAACCCTTGTTACGCCGATTGCAGATGCAACAAATGCCCCATATGAATTAGTATTACTTGAGGCTACCTGTAATGGTGCCACTGGCGAACTCGTACCAATCCCGACGTTGCCGCTGCTGTCGATGCGCATCCGTTCTGCGGCGGATGTATAAAAAGTTTGTGTGCTTAACCCAGCGCCAGCGCCACCGAGGCGAACTTCACCGCTAATGAACTGGAGTACGTTGCGGTTTACTCCACCAGCGTCCTTAAAGTTAATAATACCGCTGTTTGGCAATACCATATTGCCGTTAACATCTAGCGTTGCACTTGGCGAAGTCGTGCCGATCCCCAGACGGTCGTTAGTATTATCCCAAAAAAAGCTAGCATTGTCCTGCGAGTACACGCCAGACGCACCGGCAAAGACAACCGAGCCAGCGGTGAATGCGGTGTTAGTTCCTGTGCCGCCCTTGGTAACAGGCAGCGTAGTGATCGTCGGCTCTTTGGCGTTAAGCTGCGTCTGGATGGCGGATGTCACGCCATCGAGATAGCTAAGTTCCGTAGGGCTAAGCGTTGCGCCATTGGCGGAGACGTTGCCTGCGATGGCTAGCGTTTTGCCCGCACCGACGTTTAAGCCGACAGATGTTCCTGTACCGGCCGCAGCAAAAAGCGCATCGACCTGATCGAGATCGGTATTGATTTTTGTCCCCCAAGTATCGGCGGATGCGCCAACTTCAGGTTTAGTCAATCCAAGGTTTGTTGTGGTTGTATCAGCCATTTAAGTCCTCACGCAGCTTGCTGCCATATTTCTTCTGTAACAGAAATTGGCGTCCATGTCTCGTTTGTTATTGATTGCGGTGTCCAAGTTTCTGCAATCGCTTCGACGGGTGTCCAAGTCTCAGATGTATCAGTCGCAGCAGTCCACGTTTCTGGCGTGATCGGCTCCGGCTCCCACTTCTTTGTGCCGTTAATCGTAACGCTAGACTGTGCGTTACAGTTAGCAGCGACCGTCATTCGGCGGTTTACAGTAACGCTTGTGGATGATGTCGCATTCGATGTGACGAGTACGAGGAACACACCTTGAAGCGATACGCTTACCGACGATGTGGCGGTTGATGCAATAGACGCATCGAATACACGATTGACGTTTACCGATACGCTTGATGTCGCGGTGTCCGTTACGCTTGCAAGAGCAACTCTCTGCGCTGCAACAGACGTAGATGATGTAGCGGTCAACGACACCACGATGTCGGCGTAACGAATAGCCGAGACGCTGACCGACGATGTTGCGTTAACGGTCGCGGAAACGCTCTGGACGCGGTTAGCGGTGACGGATGTGGATGACTGCGCGTTAACGGTAGCCGCTGCCACAGCAATACGCTGAGCGGCTACTGAGACGCTAGATGTAGCCGTCGTCGTTACCGCCGCAACCGCAACCCGGTTGGCGGTGACAGTGGTGGTCGATGTGGCTGTGGATGTCGCAGATACGCTCTGAACACGATTGGCCACAACAGTTGTGGGCGATACCGCGCTAGACGCGGCGGAAATACTTTGAACGCGGTTGGCGGTTACGACAGCACTAGACGCGGCTGTTACGGTGATAGACGCCTCTTTAGGGTCTATTCCATAATTACCGCGTCCGTATAGACCGCTGCCGTAGCCAGCCATCTACTTAGTCCAGATTGATGTCGAAGTCGCCCGCGGGAATACGGAGAACGTCACCGCTCGCAATCGTCTTGCTCGTGGTCAACGCACCATAGGCAAGCATATTGCCGCTCGTGGATGCGTCAAAGATTGCAGCATACGTCACTGTGCCCCACGATGCACTTGCAGTTGGGAACTCAACAGCCGCCGTATTGGACGCTTGGTTGGCCGTGACTGTAAACGCAATCGTCTGCCGAGCGTAAGAACCGCCAGAGACTTCCGTCCCTGTGTTACCTTCGCCGGGATCAGACGTGTACAGGCCGACGTACAAAGTCGCAGGCGCGGTGTAAGCCGTTGCGCCGAAAACGTGAAGGAGAACCTTGTTCTCAAGATAATTAGAAAAACTCATCCGAATGTCCTTATGCGGGGTTTAAGTTTAGACGAACCGATACGAGCGCGCTCGTCGGCGATGCGCATATCCTCTACCAGCTTCTCATACAGAGAAGTCCAGATGGCGGTGCGTTCATCTTCCTTCAAGTATGGCGCGGACTGAGCCAGCGTGCCATACAGGTAGATGTCCGGGCTTTCGGTCAGCAGCCAGTTAGTCGGCGCTGCGTCAGACAATGGCGTCAGCTTGGAGTAGTAAAGAAGTTCCGCGTCGTAAGACCCATCGGGTTGCGGTAGAACTTCAAACTGCTGGCCGACGGTTGTGAAGAACATCGGCTGGCCTGCGGAACTGTAGGACATGCTGTCTTCGAGAAGCTGTTCTGGCGTGACGTAGAGCAGCGGCGTGATAGGGTTTGTGTTCAACTGGAACCGGATTGTTTCTTTCCAGTCAGCAGGAACAGCAAAGTACGGCGTATCCATAGTTGCGGTCGCACGCGTCACCATCTTGCGGTGACGGATTTGACGGGTCATCTGCGCTTCTGCAAGCGAGATAAAGTTCGGGATAGCAGATGCCAGATCGGACCGATTGAGCCAATCGGCGACTGCGGTCTTCAACTCTGAATACGTCGTAATCGCCATTAAACAGTCCCCGGCCTAGTACGGAAGTAACGGTTGTCTGGATCATTCAACCATTTCTTCATGCGCTCTTGGTCTTGCGTTATACCTTGGCGCTCCAGTTCGTAATACACTGAAATCGGGATGCTGCCAACCTTTGTCCACTCACCCCAGCGTTCCGGCGCTTCGTTGAACTCGCGTTTGTTACTCTCGATGATTGCGGAAACGTCTTGCTCTTTCGAGATAATCGCTTCGTCCGTCTGGGCGTCGTAATCATAGAAAGTTTTGACGCCTGTGAAAGCATCGTCGTTGATAAGGCGTTTATTCATAAAACCCTCAATAGTTAGATGAGGGGGCACAACGCCCCCTCACCCAGTTAGACCAAATCTTACGAGGTGGTCAAGTCAGCTACGATACCGTGCGCAGCTTGGTTGTTTACCTTCAAGCCGTACTCAACAAGGAGCAGAGCCTTCTCGGCGTCGCCCGTCTTGGCGAGGTCCATCTTCTGGATTGGACGCAGAACCGCCAACGATGCGTAATCGGGATCGACGACGAACGCGTCACGGTCACGCTGGAAGCGGTTAGGTACGATGTTGACTGTGCCGAAGTCGGACACATACACGTCGGCTGCGCCAACGATTTGCGCCTGCTGACCAGCAGGAACGTCACGGAAACGTGTTGCAATGCCGGTGAAGCCCGAAGCAACAGTTTTGTTGAATGGACCAACCATCAACATCTTTGGCGTACCGCCCGAAGTCCAGACGCTCTGGATAACACCCTTCAACAGGGCTTCCGTGAACGCACGCTGCGTACCATCGGTACGAGCAGCAGTTGGCGTCGAGCCTACAGTTGGGTTAGCACCGCCCGAACCGAACGAAGTGTTCGAAGTCAACCATGCAGGCAGACCAGCAGTACGACGTGCAGTTGTGGTGTTACCAGCAACAGAAGCTTGGTTGGCAAGCAATGCGCTTTCCATGTCGCGCTTCAGTTCCGAACCCAGCTTTGCAAGCTGATAGGTCATTTCGTTACGACGACCAGCTTTGTCAACTGCTTCAAGCGTACCGGAGATTACAACGTTCTTCGTGCTGATCTGCGTGTAGTTACCAACGCGAGCGGTTGGCGTAACAGCAGTGAACGAAGAAATGTCGTCACCTTCGAGTGCGGCGTTAGAAGCTGAAGCCGCAGCCAAAACGTCTGTCTGCCACTCGAAGTAGGTGTTCTTGACGCTCTCGCGGCCGATGTTCGAAATGAACGGAGTTTCTTCTGGCGAGATGTTATAGATAACGTTCGACAGGTCTTCACGAATACCGATAGCGGAGTACCGGGTAAAAGTATTTGCTACAATAGCCATTAGTTCACATCCTTATTAAATGAGTTTATCCAACAGGGCCGCTGCATCTGCAACACGGCCTGTACGCGCAAGGCGCTGGGACGCTTTCTTTACATCGGTAGAACGTGAGTTGACTTGAGTTCCTGAAGAACCGGGGCGAACGATCCGCGCAACCTTCTTCGGCTGGGCTTTCACTTTCTCCACTTTCTTCGAACCCTTATCAAACAACATAGCTTTGCGAAGGATCGAGACGTGACTGGCTTGAACAAGTGCGCTTAGGTCGCGTTCACTAAACCCATTGTTTATAGCCCATTCACGAAGTTCCTTAGCTTCGCTTTGCATTGTACCTTCGTCTTTCCATTCAGGAATGACTTCGGTGAGTTTGGCGCGCTCTGACTGCACAATGTCAGCCAATGCCCGCTGTTGCTCTTTGGTCATCTCTTCAGCAATCCGCTGCTGTTCAGTATTAATAGCCTGAAGTTTAGCGGCCCGTTCCTGACGAGACTTATTCCAATGCCGTTCTAACCGCGCCGCCTCAATGGGGTCTTCGTTGTAAAGATTGTCCCAATCAGGCTCAGCCTCGGACTGCATCTCAAGTTGCGCTTTAAGCGCCGGAAGCAGTTCCGCGTATTGAGCGCGTTCCATTCGGATCGCTTCGGCCTCGCCATGGAACGACTTGCGTTCTTCGGCTAACGCCTGAGTTTTCCGTGTGTAATCCGAGTAACGAGAATAACCTTTCCGAAGTTCGTCAAGGGTGACTTCCGCTTCTTCACCGTCAAGTTTAACCTTGATGGTTAGATCGTCAGGAAGTTCCTGTTCGATAACCTCTTCGTTGTCGTCCTCTTCATTCGGGTCGGACTGGTCGTATTCATCTTCTTCCGAGTATTCCTCGGCTTCAGGTTCTTCCGCGTCGTCCTGAGCCTCTTCAGGCTCTTGCGCCTCGTCCGTGTCTTGGTTGTCCTCATCTGGGCCAAGCAGTTGGTCGATGGCTAACGTTGCTTCGTGGAGGCCGATCCCACCACTGGGGTTGCCGACTTGTTCCGTCATATAGCACCTTCTTTAGTAAATGTTAACTCCTCGATTTGGCGACTAAGCCGTCGTCAAGGATTGCCTGTAGGCGGGCTTTCAACCGCTCAAGTCCTTTGAGCGTGTGAAACATGTCAGAGCGTCCGCTATAGTCAGTATGTGCTGACATGCGCCACTCTTCAAAAATATCTTTTTCCACTGCGGCGAATGCCTCCTTGAGAATGTCATCCTCAAGAAGGCGCTTTGCGTGGTTAGCTTTTGTTATGGGGTCCATTAGATCAACGGCTCATATCTAGGGTTGGTCATCATCGCGGGCTGGGCTTGAGGTAGAAAAGCAGGGGACGGAGCAGGGGCCGCAGAATTAAGAAGGCCATACCCCGGCTGGAAGAACATAGCTTCTGGGCCAAAGCCGTACCGCTCATAGTCTATGATGTTTGGATTGGCGCGCATATCTCGGCCTGTGCCAAAACCTACGCCTGTACCGAACGGGGAAACATACGGCGTTGTGGGGCCGGTGTCGCCGCCGCCTGCCAAAAGGTTTTTCAGAAGGTCGGCTCCGATACCACCAATGGATATAAGTTGGGGTAGGGTTAGACCAGTGCCGAGAACGCCGTCCTTAGTAGAAGGCGGTGTGCCTGCTGTTTGCGTGGCGCTAAGCGCGCCCGGAATTATCGCAGGAATTGCGGTTTCAAAGCCCGGTATCGGTGCGGGTGCGGCCACTGCCTGCGGCGCGGTGACAACAATGGTGTCGTCTGCAATCGCAGGTTCCGACGGTAGGGGTTCCGGTAGCAGGCTCTTTGGTAGAAATTCCGTGGCGATAGGCTCGAACACGCCAGACAGCGCGCCGCCGTAGTTCGGCGTTGCCCTGTTTGCGAGTACGTTAATAGGGTCGAGACCGGCGTACATATCGACTGGCGGTAGCAACGCTTCCGGTAGCGGTTGTTGGGCAAACTGCTCGGCTGGCGTCTTATAGCCGCTTAGCGCACGCGAAGCCGCGTTGCCTGCTTCCGATAGAGCCGCTTGGCCGAGTGCGCCGCCCGCGCCTTGCAGTGCTTTTGATAGGCCGGTGACGACAATATCACCTGTGGCTTGCTTTGCTACTTCTTCGGCAGTCTTGCCAGCGACGTTCCCCAATGCTCCGCCGATTGCTTTATCAAGCCCAGTGCCGCTTACGATACCCGCAGATAGGCCGCCTAACGCCGCGCCTTTAAGAATATCATCACCCTTTAGCGCCGACCCCGCGCCGCCAAGTGCCGCGCCGAGGCCAATTTTACCCGCAGTACTTGCAAGAAGCGAGCCTGCCGACGCGCCCGCAGTCAATGGGATTGCGGCCAATGGCAACAGCGTGCCTGCCACATCCGCAATCTTGCCCAACGTGCTTTTGTTTTTCTTCTCATACGCAACCGTCTTAAATTCCCCAGACGGGTCTGCGGTTTGAATGCTGTAATTTGCTTTGCGGCCGAGCGTGTTGGTTAGGTTTTGGCCCAGTTCAGTTGCCTTGCGTGCAGCGTCGTAGCCGGTGCCCTCGAACACAACCTGCTTAGTGCGATGGTCAACGAGACGTACCAACTGATTGGGCGTCATTGAGAAAACATTGCCGCCCATCTTTCCGGTGGGGTTGCCTTTGTTAGATATTGGCGCGGTGATGTACTGTATGTTTGGGTCTTCAATAACACCGCCCATCCGGCCACCGCCAAAGCCGCCTAGACCGCTTAGGTCCAAACCAGCTAAGCTGCTAAGATCAAACGGCGCGACTTCCTGCGTCATCGGCTGAACGGCGGGGAGGGGCTGTTGTGCTGCGGCGGGGGCCATCATGTCACCGCCGAGGAGGCCATAGCCACCGTCCATGATTGGTGCGGCGTCATACATCATGCGCCCGCCGTAGCGTGGCTCCGCAAGGGATTGATACATGGTTGGAAGTAACGCCATTACATCATTCCTTTCAAGGGCAGCGATAGGGGCCGCAAGAGGCGCTGCAAGAGGCGCTGCAAGAGGCGCTACGGTTTCGGCCTCGATAGTCGCAGGTTCTACGGCCGGGGTGTAAACTGGTTCTGGTGCGGGGGGAACAGCCGCAGCTTGAGCCTGTGCCGCAGCTTGCGCCGCTGCTTGTTCCGCAAGAGCGCGTTCCTGAGCGGCGCGTTCAGCGGCTGCCTGTGCTGCTTGCGCCCGTCTTTCATTAAGTTCTGTTTGCTGTCTTTGAGCGGCTGCTTCTGCGGCTGCGGCTCGTTCCGCGGCAACCCTTTCAGCTTGCGCTCTTGCTGCCAGTTCTTGAGCCGCGGCCACGCGCTGGGCTTCTGCGGCGGCGGCCTGTTGTGCGGCTACGCGCTGAGCATCGGCCTGAGCCGCTGCTTGCTCCGCAGCCGCTTGCTCCGCAGCCAACTGCTCTGCGGCGTAACGCTCCGCAGCCAACTGCTCCGCAGATATTTGCGGTGTGTTAAAACGATTAGTAATTGCGCCGATAAGGCCGTAATCCTCGGCCATAAACTGCGGAATATCGTTGACGCTGGTGGGGCTTTGGTAATCGTAAGTAGGGGTGGGTTCGGGTGAAGGCGCGTAATAAACCGGCTCTGCAACAGGCGGGAAATACCGCCCTACGGCAGCGGCAATACCTCTCTGAAACGCAGGACCATCGAAATAGTCCGCGTTAAATTCCGGAAGATAAAAATCTTCAAACATTACATGATACCTTCCGGCGGTATTTCAGGTTGCATCTGCGCTTGTTGCACGGCCTGCGCCATCTGCGCGTTTTGCTGGGCCTGTTGGGCCTGCACAGCCGCACGTTCCATTTCGCCTTGCTGGCGTAGGAACTCACGGTCGCGCTGCATCAACGCTTCGATGTTGGCCGTGTTGACTTGCGCGCCGTACTTGGCTTCGATCTCGGCTGCCTTAATCATCATGTCGGCGTCGAGTTTGTCGCGCTCACGGTCGTCCTTGCGCAGCATCTCTTCGCGCTGCAACTCAAGTTCGGCTGCCTTCTTCTGGATGTCAGCGCGGATCGCTTCCATCTGAACCTGCGACAGCATCTCTTCCGGTGTCGGCTGCGGTGGAGCAGGCGGCGGGGGAGGCGGCATCATGGCTGGGTCTTTGAAGAACACAGTCGGGTCTTTGTATCCAGCCAGCGCCATCATCTGCGCCAGCGTATTGTAGTAACCCTGCATGTCAACCAATGGAGCGCCCATCTGCATGAGCATCTCTTGCTTGGCGGCGACTTGGCCTAAGAACGCCATCTTCTCTTCGTTGCTGCCAGTGCCGAGAGCCACGTTCACTACAACGTCCATGTTCGCGTCCCATACACGCGGGTCAATCGGAACGAATGTGTTGCGCAAACGCACCATGCGCGGTGCGTCTTGGTTCTTAGTGATAAGCTGTAACGACTTCTTGAACAGACCCTTCATGCCTGTCTCGGCGAAGATGCGGCAGATCAGTTCGATATGTTGCGCCGCAGCAGTAATCGTGGCTGCAACAGCAGCGCGGGTCGAAGACTGAAGCGCGTTTGCATCCAGACCGGCCGCAGCCTTGGAAATACCTGTGCGGTTCTCGCGCAGTTCGTCCATGTACTGCAACATCGGGAATGCTTGCTGTCCAACGAAGGGCATCGTGAACGGCTGCACCATACCCGGTGCGCGCATACGGATAATGCCACCGACTTCGGTGTTCATCACGTCTTCAAGATTGACTTGGCCTTCGACTACACCCGTGCGTGGGTGGATCGACTGCGCCAAGCTGTCGAGCGTGTTGCGCAGGATATTCGACTTGATAAGCTGAATGTCCATCGTCACGTCGGCAATCGACATGCCGAAGAATGTGTGCGGCTCTGGATCAGGGCAGAAGTCTACGAACGGAATAAAGTCGCAGGGTTCGTAGTGAAGTATCTTGTTGGCCGTGCCAGCAACGCAGACGCGGCAAAGTTCCGCGATCCCGTCGCCGTCCATGTCAACATACACATAGCCCTCGATGTAAAGGACTTTGCGAGATGTCGTATCTGTGCGGCCTGTAATCTGAACGAAGGCTTGCGGGTTACGGTCGAAGGCTTCACTGAACGCACAGACGGCCCTTCTCAACTGTACGGACTACTGTACAATCGTAGGTGGCTGGCTGCGTTTGGCCCATCATGCCCATCGGCGTTTCGACCATCATCTCGCCGTAGGTAATCTCTACGTCCTTGACTTCGATATTGACATCGGCCTGAAGGACGGAGAAGGTGGCTTCGTCCAGACCCGTGAAGTAGTGGGTCGTGACATCTTTTTCGGTATCCCACCAGACTTTCATGATACCGTTCTTACGGATCAGCGCGTCCTTAAATGTGGAATAGCATTCGTTGAATAGGTTGTTGTCGCGTGTCAGGCAGTAGTTAACATAATCCGTCGCCTGCTGCGCGCTATCAATATCTTCTGGGCCGTTCGGCGCAAACTCGACGACGTTGTTCGCCGCGAAAAATACTTTCATAATCGACGGCATCATGGCCTGCACGGTGTCGCGCACGTCCATAGAGATTGCCTGAGAGCGGCCTTCCTCTTCGTTGCCGAAGGGTTCGCCCTTGTAGTACTGGCCCGCAAGCGCACGCTCCGGCGAGATCACATCGTCGATATAATCTTGCGCGTCGTCAATCTCGGCGGTGATAATGTTCTGAAGTTCTTCTTCCGATACAGGCTCTTCTACCTGCTCGTCTTCCATCTCTGGCTCTTCGATGGAAACTTCCGTACCATCGGCGAGTTCAATCTCGGTTTCTTTGGTCTTGTCTTCGCTATCGCCGTTTTCAGAGTTGGCGTTGGGAACCCCGGTATCTTGATACATACGGTTGTTCTTAGCCATCTCAGCCTTATTCGGCTTACGGTTATTGCGATATGCCATATTTTAGCCTTACTTCTTTTTGGACTTGCCAGCTTCAGACAGAGCAATCGCTATAGCCTGTTTGCGCGATTTAGCCAAGGGAGCCTTTGCGGGGCCTTTGGGATTTACACCAGCGTGCAGTGTGCCGCGCTTGAACTCGCCCATGACCTTGGCCACTTTCTTGTCGGCCTTAGTTGGTTTCTTCATATCATTTACCTTTCGGCGCATACGCGCCGCGCTCACTCAAGTACACGATGGCCCTGTAAAGAATACTGGTGTTTTCTCTCGCGTGGCCTAGCATTAAATTACACATCGAACAAAGTATACCGCGAACATCACCCGTCTCATGGTTGTGATCAACGGCAACTGGTCGCTTTCCCTTATACTCTATTGTATCAGATATTTCTACCTCACAAATAGGGCACGAAAAATTCTGGTTGGTGAGGAGTGTTTGATACTCATCGACACTAAGGCCGTATCGCCGTTGGAGATTACGGGTATGGTTGTAGTCTGGCTGGGAGTCTCTGAAGCGGCGTTGGTGTTCACGCACACACGGCTTACAGACGCGTCTTTGAAAATAGAAGTCGTCAATCGGCTTTTCTTCGCCGCATTTCGGACAAGTCTTTGTTTCCACGAGTACGCTCCCTCTGGCCGTCTATAACCTAAAGTTCGCAGAAAAGCAAAAAAGTGGGGTGGCGGCGCGGTTAGAACGAAATGCAGGAGTTACATCATATCGTTCAGTCGCTATTACCGGTGGCAAAACCTCGCACACCCCATGATGCCCGGCAGGAAGAGGGAGAGAAAAAACCTGCCGAGCAAAACAAATATATCACAACATTATCTTATGTCAAACAATCCCCTTTATATTCCTACGCAAGGCCCCGCTCTTGTTGGCCATCGAGTATCCATGCATGATCGTTGATATATCGGTGGCGAGGCACAGGCACAACGCATCCGCCTTATCCGGCGACGAAAGCCCGCGCTTCTTCATGCTCTCCTTACTCTCGACCTGCATCTTGCCCGACGAGGTAAAGGTGTATCGCGGGGCCGCCAACTCGGCGAACAACTGCTCATCCTTCGGTATCTTCACGTCACGGTTCGCCAGCCAGCCTTTGCACTTGAACCACAACTCGGCGCGTAGGTTGGCGTAAGTCCCTTTCATTGCAGGACTTTCCGCGACGTTGATCCCTCGCGCTGGCAGACCCAGTTCGCGCAGACGGTCGAGGACACCAGCACCCAACCCGATACTATCAACCAATATCTCTACTGGCTGCTCCGATGGCGTCAGCGCCTCAAACTCGGCCACGACTGCGCCTGTTAGCTGCATCAGGTCCAGACCTTTCCAAGTCTGTATCTCTTCCACAACCGGGCCGCGCCGTTTAGCGAGGGCGCTGGCATCCGAACCCATACGCGCAACGTCTAGGCCCCATACGCTTTTTGTGGCTGGGCTAATCTTAATCTCGCGGTTCATGGCGCTGTCGATCAACTCAACGGGAATGACCGTATCTTCTTCACGCGGTGGGAAGTTACCGAGAACGCGCACATGGTATGCGGGGCTGTCCTCGCCGTAGCGTAACTGCATTTCCTTAACGAACGCATCGGACACACGCGGGCTGTCGAGGCAGCTAACGTGGAAGGTTTTCCATTCGCCCTTCAGACGATTGTGCGTATCGTAAAATAATCCGGTGTTTCGCGTAGGGTTGCCGAGAAGAAGCGTCGTCGCATTGTGGCCAGACATAGAACCGGACGCAGCTTCATACACACTTTCAGGTATACCGGACGCTTCGTCCGCGACGAGCAATACGTTGTCGGCGTGGATACCCTGCAAGGCTTCAGGCGTTTCTGCTCGGCTCGTTCTGGCGGAGATAAAGGCTTCACTGGCTGCGGCCTTCAATTCGATACGGTCGGCCTTGACTTCGATCAGCGTTTTGAGAACGTCGGGCAGTTCATTCACCCATCGCTTCAGTTCCGCGAACATCGCATCGAACAACTGTGCGGATGTCGGCGCAGTCACAACAACCTTCACCGGATACCGCGTCAGAAAGTAATGAAGCATGGCCCAGCTTGCGGCTGTCGATTTGCCGACGCCGTGGCCTGAGCGGACGGAGATACGGCGCTCGCCTGAACTAATCGCTTTGAGAAACTCGACTTGCCAAGGGTCTGGCTTGGTCCTTAGAATATCGCGCACGAACCCTACGGGATCATCGCGGTACTTCTTCAAGAACTCCAGAAAGAAGTTCGGCTCAGATTTCGTCATTCTTATCTCCCCTTATTACGCGTGCGATTGTTTGATGGCTAACCGATATACCATGACGCTTTGCTACGATAATAGCAATATCGCGGTAGCTATGGCCTTTAACGCGTGCGGCTTTCATTGTAATCAATGCGTCCTGCGCGTTTGGTTCTGGATGCAGCTTGGCCTTGCGGCCTGTGCCTGACTTCTTAAATCCAAATGGCACTTTGCCACCGACGTATCCACCTTGTGACTTCTTCGCTCTCTTACCAGCGGTGACACGTTCTCTGATACGGCGGCGCTCCTCGCCGGAGAAGACGGCCATGATCTCTAGCATGAAGCGTCCGTTCGGGTTGGCCTTGTCCATCACATTGCCGTAGCCGTTGATGATGAGATTAATGTTCGCCGTCTCCCAGTCGGCAATCACGTTTAGTGCGTCTCTCGCATCGCGAAACATACGGTCTAGCTTCGATACGATGACGGTATCGCCCGGCCGGAGGAACGCCAGCTTGCAGCCTTCTTCTCGGCGTAGCAGTGGGACACCGCCGGAGACGCCGCGTTCTTCGTAGATGTGCATCAGTTCCAAATTATGTGTGAGCGCGATGCCTTGGATTTGGCGTGCTTGGTCGTCGAGCGATGTGTTCTCGATCTGGTCTTCAGTCGAGACGCGAGTGTATCCATAAACTGCCAACGTATTTCTCCCGTTCTTTGTTGTCCATCGCTGTTACAATTTATTGTTACAGTTTGGCAAGCAAAAAGTTAGGAATTTTTTGGAAGGCATTATGTTAAATGCAAGGGTATAGGGGGGTGGGGGCCACACTTCGGTGTCTGTTTAGTTATACGCACACGCCCCCCGCGCAAGGGCGGGGGCGGGGGGGTCAAAATCAAAGCACCCCCTCCCCCCTATATGTAAAAAAGCACGCATTTCTGCGGGTTACAGACTGTAACAGTGTATTAGTGTTGGACCAAATGGGTTCGGAGACGCACAAGAAACGAGGCGCGGCGCTGTCTCTCCACCACCTTAAAGCGGCACATTGTGCCTGTGGCATTATAATATATAGGCGAGGCAATCACATTCGGATGTGATTTGATTGGTTACTATTTTTTACCAATCAATAAAATTATATATCTTTACTAAGCGGAACAATGTTCCTATTGATAATGCATCAACAGCAAAGAGGGAATGACAATGGCTTTTGATTTATCACAGTATATACCGTTCAATGCTTTCGCGTTCGTATGGATAGTAAGCATGTTGGCAGGTTTCGCCTATGCTTGCCGCAACAATAAAGAGGGGAAGTAATCATGCGACTAGCTAACCTTACCGCGTTTCAACGCTACACCGCTAACCTTGAACGCCACAACATACCATTTGCCGATAGGCTGGCCCGCCTTGACGTAGCAATCGACCATTCGGCGCTATGGCTATCACCCCGCGAATATAAGCGGTGCAATGCTTTCGTCGCTAACTACGCAACACAAGGGGAGTAATCATGAACTATTATAAAATCAATTCCAGCGGCTCTAAGATATGCCTTGACGCTAACGGCTGGCATATCTGGACAAACACACAAGGCCGCCTAATCGTCAACGGTCCAGATGAGAGCAACCGCCTATTAGACTTTGCGACAGTCGATGACGGTATCAACTGGTTATTCTTGACAGGCCGCCAAGAAATAGCGCGCATTGTCAACAAGGCCAAGCATGAAGCCTAACACCACCGGACGGCGGAGCAATCCGCCGCGAGGATGGCGCTAGTGCCAATTAAGGAGTGAGAGATTATGACAGACAATACATGCAACGGCTGGCGCAATGCCAACACTTGGACAGTAAACGTATGGTTCGGCGACCAGTGGGCAGAATTGGCGGAGGATGGCTTTGACTTCTCCCCCGAATACTTGCGCGATATGGTTGAAGAGGATGTTTATAGCTTAATCGGTAAGGATAGCACCGTTGCCGGTTTCATTTGGGATATGCTTGACCTCAACACTGTTGATTGGGACGCCTTGCGCGACCATTACGCACCAGTAGGAGCAGACGCATGAAATACGCACGCACCTGCACCGCTTGTGGCGCTGGCATGAACGAGGGATACGTCATTGAGGGCGCAAACGAGCATTATTGCAGCGACGAATGCTTGCACAAAAACGTAACGCCCGAAGATTTTGCAGAATTTTATATCGGCAATAAAGATGAGGACGATGACGTGGGCGACATCGAAATATTTTGGACTGAATGGGAAGAAGAAGAGGAACTTGCAGCATGATTAAACCACAACAAGCCGCGCCATTAGGCCGCAAGGGCCGCGTATCATCCGATAATGCTTGGCCGTTGCGTAATTCAGACGGCCTCACCTTCGCAGAAGCCAAGCGCCTAAGAGAGCAGGGGCAAAGCAAATGACCGACGATGAATTGCCCGAACGATACATCGAACGAGCAGGCGAAACCTTGGCCTACCGCCTGATGGAATATCTGGAGTTTCTTGGCGTGGTAACCGCCGACCATGTAAACTATCTGCGCTACCCGCCGATAGAATTGATCGAGGATGCAGAAAAAGCATTAAAGGATGAACAATGACAAGTGAAGAATTTAAAGCAACACGCGAGATGCTGAAACTGACGCAAGGCCAGCTTGCATATCGGATTGGGCTGTCCGAAAGGTCGGTCCGATACTATGAACAAGGCGGTCGGTCTGTGCCCGCTCCAGTCTCTATCCTCTTAGAGACGTTTCTAAGGGGTCTGGAGCGTGCATAGCTACAATCGGGATAGTTACCTAGCAATTTCCCTATATGCCTCTCTATGGGCTTTATATGGGCTTATAGAGGCATATAAGCTATGACATGGCGTTCTATTGTCTGGTGGCTGGTGGGAATGCCCTATGTATTCGCGCTTATGCTTGCACCCGCAGCATTTGTGGCGGGGATTGTGGCGCTGCCCTTCTATCTGTTGGGCAGCGGCTGGCAAATCGCCTTCGCCTGCACCGCATTTGCCACGGCGCTAGTCTTGGCGGTATATTTAACACGGCTTGTTACACAGCATGAAAAGGAATTAGACGATGGCCGGACATATTAAACGACGCACGATTGCATCGAACTTGGACAAGGTTGGCGAGACTGTTTTGCTGGAGAAGATTGCATCCGGCCTGACAATGGCTGGCCTTGCCCGTGAACTCAACATCAGCAACCTATCCCTCTATCATTGGATACGCAAAGACCCAGACCGAGAGGAGCGGTTCAAACAGGCGCGCGCAATCGCGGCTGACCAATGGGCCGACGAGTGCCTCGACATTGCCGATGCCTCGGACAACACATCGGCCAATGCTGACAGGCTCAAGATCGAGACGCGCAAATGGCTGGCCGGTGTTGCTGCTCCTGAGAAGTTCCAAGCCAAGCCGACCACAGCGGTCCAAGTCAACGTGAACCAACTTCATCTTGATGCACTGAGGCAGCTAAACTTGGCGTCATCAAATCCTCATGAGCAAATCGAGCAAGAAGCCACCATAGACATCACACCCCCAAAGCAAGTCGGCTCCCATAACCTCGATGCAGACGACTTGCCGGGTGTGTTTGACGACGATTAACGGAAAACTGCCATTCGGGACGGGTTTGAAAAGTTCGGGACGCTTTGGGGACAATTCGGGGACGGATAAAACCCAGCTTCTAGGCGGCTCGGGACGCTCGGGACGGGTTTGTTGGCGTATCCGTTGCCATAAGTAAGTAACATTGTAAATTGACCATGGGTAACACTGTTACTGTCATAAGAGCGGATCAACTCAGAATTATCCGTCCCTTCCGTCCCGAGCCGCAGAAGTCCTCATATTTATCCGTCCCGAAAGCGTCCCGAAAGCGTCCCGAACTTTCTCGTATCCGTCCCCAAACTCATAACGGCCAAGAAAAAGGGGACCGAAGCCCCCTCAATCTACTTTACGTTAGCGTAAACCTTAAATCGACAGCGCCAACATATATGTGCGCATTTCAATCTTGGCTGCACATCTTTTCCTGCGCAGCGATGAGCCGACCAAGATACCATTGGGCCTTTTTCAAGTCCTCAACGGGCTTCCCTTTCCTCTCATAGCGCCACATATATTTCATGATGTTGCCCTTGAGGTAGCCAGCATATGCCTCCGGAGCCATCGACGCTTCGATCCCTTCGATAGCCTCGATGGCTCCGGACTTATAGTGCGGAGGGCTATTGACCACATCGACCACATCGTCATTGAGCGCATCCCTCACATCCTTATACCGCATAAAATCGTTCCCATACATTACACGTCCTCCCCATCATCTGCTTTGAAGTTAATCTCAAGGCCGAAGAAATCCTCCGACCCTTCATCTATCATGGCGTTGATGACCATATAGTCCTCGTCGCCAATGAGAAGTTCAAGGCCACGGAACACACGCTTCGTTCGTGTCGCCCGGTCTTTTGCGTGGTCATAGCCATGCGTCTTCATCTCTGCGGTGAACTTACGCTGTGACCAGTCCTTCCCCTTGGCTTCATTGTTATCCTTGCACCAATCGCGGAAGTCATTGAACGCTTCGGTCGTGCCCATCTCATTGTCTTCGCCAGCCACGCAACGCTCCGTGATCCAGCGGGCCAATGCGTCCTCTCCTGCGAGATACTCATCGGTAGCTTGGATAACGACCTTTGGCGGGTTCAACCCTTCAGACAGCCAAGCCTTAGCGCCTTCGATAATCCATGCTAGGATCGCAGGATATTCTTCCTTCAGCTTATCGGGTAGGTCCATGTCCTTAACGATAGGCTTAGTCTCGAACGGGATCAGGTGCATACGCCGACGCATAGCGTCATCCACGTTAGTAATCTCCGGCTTCGTATTGCCTGCGATTACAAGCGTGAACTGCGGCGTGAACTCAAAGTTATCCTGCCGCATGAAGCGGGCACTGATCTTGTCCCCGCCAGTAAGCGACTTCACCTTGGCTTCGTCCCACTTGCGCGACGGGTCAATCTCCTGCGCGTGCACGAGCCTCGCACCCATCAACGACGCCAACTCTGTGGGGTGTCGCTGATTGTTCGACGCCAAGAATACGTCCGCACTGGCCACGGTGGCATAATCGCCAAGGATATTGCCTATCGCTCCAAGGAAGGTTCCTTTGCCATTGCCGCCGGACCCGTGGGCGAAAGCAAGCACATGCTCCTTCGTAGATCCCGTCGCCGAATACCCAGCCAACCTTTGAAGGTAAGTGATTAACTCACTGTCACCGTTGCACGCCTCATTGAGGAACGCTTGCCATTGCGGGGCTGGCTTGCTGAAGTCCGCCTCGACCGATGTGCATTTTGTGCACATGCGAGAACGGTCATGAGGAAGCAACTCCCCTGTCTTCAGGTCCACCATACCCGACCGGGTGTTGAGGATATAGATGTCCGCGTCTAGCTGCTCCGTCGTGGCCTGCATCGACGGCTCAACCGCAGCCAGCTTCGCCACGTTTGCAATCACATTGTATGACGCCACACGTTGAGCAATTCTCTCACCCTTTTGCGGGCTTTCAATGTTCTGCAACGCCTCGGCCGACGCGTTCGCGCAGACCTTGCGCACAATGGACAGGTGCTTGTTCGCCACGTCCTTGGCCCACTTGTTGCCATCCCATGCGACCCAGCCCATGCCGCCCACAACGTATCGGATGTCCGAAACGTGTAGCCGAGCAACGCGCTGCGCGAGAGCTATGTCGCTATACTCAATCGGCGTTTCACCCGCAGACGCCACCATGCCGAAGTCGTCGTCGTCAAAGTCCGTCACATCGAACTCATCGACCTCGCGTTTGTAGCCGAAGGCTACAGCCTTACCGGCCAGCCAATCCCAACCCAACTCATAGGGCGGGTGCATACGGCCGAAGTCCGCTTCGATAGTATCGAGCGAGTTAACCCCGTCTTCCCAACGCTCGGCCCAAGATGCGAATATCTCGAACGCGTCCGGCTCATGGTCTGGGCCACACGCCGCCTTGATGGCATAGCCCATACGGATATAGTCATCGCGGTCAGGGAAATGCTCAGTCTTGTTTGGGATGGCAGCCACGGCAGCGGCCACATGTGTAATGCTTGGCGCGGTGAGCGACACCTGATCGACCGACTGCCGCTCGACTGCCTTCTGCGCCGTCTTATCCGCGTGGATAATCTCGCAGCCCATCATCTCCAACGTCTCCGTCAGGTCCGCAAAGAACTGCTCAATCTTTTCCCGCGTGACCTTCTTCAACCCGGCAGGGCCACGTTGCGTCAGGTCCACATCAAGACTGTATGGCTCCTTGGTGATAGGGTGAATACCTGCGATGACGTACTGCTGCCCGTCACCTAGAAATTCTACAAGCTGCTCGACGCCCCTGTCATCACGGAACCGCACCTGCATCCGGCCGATCTTTTCGTCGGTGCGATACATGAACAATCGCTTGGGGAAACGACCGATACGCATCGGGGCTTTGCCCAATGCCTTCACCGCCATATCACCAATGACCCTAGCCAGCCCCTCGTTAACAACATCAATGTCAACCGCAGGATATTTGCTTGCCTTCAAGCCGATATTAGCGTGGCTGCGGTCCCACCGTTCAACATCATTCGGCGTCGGCACATAGTCCTGCCAGCCGTAGCCGCCCCATGTGCCCTGCGCATTCTGCCGACCGGGTGCTTTGCCTGCCTGATCCGCTTGGATTTTGGACATGGCAGATAGTTCCGCGTTTGGCGGAATTACCGACACAAGGTCGGTGAACCCGACCTCATACAGTGTCTTAAATTTCATTAGTTTAAATCCCTCTTTTCAATTTGGTCCCGCTTCTGCATCAGCATGTCTACCGCTGCGTCTATTATATAGAGTTCGGCATCATGCCCTGCTTCGGCTATCAGTTTATACACGGAGGTCGATATTATTACGCCGCGGTCAAACTCTTCTTCAAAACCGATGATGAATACTGGAACGAAGTCCACTTTTTGTTCTTCGTCTTTCCATCTTATCTTGTCCATTACTAATCCCCTTCGGCGTCAGCGCCTTCAACCGCAATGTTGAGCGGAACGATGTCGGCGCGATCCAAGTAAGAACGGCCAGTGTAAATGATATTGTTGTCTGCATGGATTTGCGCCGTGGTTCTGTCAGCCAGAAGCGACTGTGCATAGAGCAGAAGGTCGTAGGCATCAATCTTGCCTTCGATATAAACTCTGTTAGCGATCCGTTTGGCGTAGCCATGTGTGTTGTTGGCGATCCACTCGGCCAGTTGTGCTGCTAATACCTGTTTCATTTCAAATGCTCCCCTGCTTCAATCCGATCCGCCAGCCAACGTGTGCTGCGCTCAAACATATTCATCTTGCCAGTGCGAAGCCACGCAATGATTGCGTCTTTCTCGTTCACGACAGGCGGTTTCTCTTCATTAGTTTTTGTTGGACGTGTCATTAAGTTAACTCCTTCATTATGAAACCTTTTGTCTCAGCGTAGGCGATGAGGTCGTCGAGCCACATCACGCCTTTCCCTGCGACGTAATACTGATTGATGCCACGATGCGGCACATTCTTAACGTCGCCCCATGTGTGCGGCGAATGCTCATACATTTTTATATCCGCACGATGGACTGACGCATGGTAGCGGCGAAGAAAACGCGCAGCCTCGGCCGCAACTAATTTTGCCCGGCCGCTAAACTCACGCCGTGCAACTTCGCCGTCTTCCTCAATCTTGAGCGGAGTAGGCTTAGCGTTTTGTGCGAGCCAGTCCACCCTCGACATCGATGACAGCCCTGTTTCTTTAAGCCAACCCATAACGGTTAAGCGGTCGGTGTTATATAACCGCATCAGTTCGGCGCGGGTCATGGTCGGGGCCATCTTGCAGAAGTTATGCGGGATGGCCTTCACCGTTCCGCGTGGATCGACAACGATCTCCGTAAGTTCGAGTTCCTCCATCCAACGGGAAACCACCGACCTAGCACGACCGTAGTGCTTAACGAGTTGCGTCTGGTTCATGGTCTTCGCCAGTTCTATTAAGTCATCCGGCGGTGGCATCCTGCGTATGACGACGCCACGCTTTAGCCCTAGCTTTCTACGCCGACCATCAATCGCGTCGATTGAACGGCCAAGCGCCTGCGCAATCTGCGCGTGCGTCAGCTTATTCTCGTAAAGTTCTATGAGAGTAGCGTCCTCTTCCGACCGCCACGGGGTAAAACTGTTGTCCATGATCTCCCTTACATGCTTGTTACCTCTCTTGGGTGGCACAGGTTGAATATCCAATGCAAGAACTTTTTTTTGTTGACGGCGCTATGCGTTTTGTGCCAGCTATATGGAAAGCAAACGTGATACCGACAAAAAAGAGGGAAGAGTATGGTTGTAAGTATCGACTTCGAGACGCGCAGCGCCGTCGATCTCCGCAAGACGGGCGTCTATAAGTACGCCGCCGACCCATCGACCGACATCTGGTGCATGGCTTACAAGGCTCCGTGGTCTGACGACGTGCTGGTATGGCAGCCGGGCGATGAACGGGATACCTATCTCGAAGATTGGATCATGGCGGGCGGGTTGCTTTCGGCGTGGAATAGTCAGTTCGAACGCACAATCTGGAACGAGATCATGGTCGGCCGCTATCAGTGGCCCCGCACCAACATTAAGCAATGGCGCTGCACGATGGCGCAGGCCAGCGCGATGGGGCTGCCTCGCGCACTAGGTCAAGCGGCTGCGGTCCTTGGCGTTGAAGAACAGAAGGACAAGACTGGCGCGGCCCTTATGCTCCGGATGGCACGGCCGCGTAAGGTGAACGCTGACGGCAGCTACACATGGTGGGACACGAAGGATAAACTCGATACGCTAGTAGCGTATTGCAAACAGGATGTTAAAACGGAACTGTCCGTCGCCGAGACACTGCACGCAATGCCTGACGCTGAGCGTCGTCTTTATCAGCTTGACCAGCGCATCAACGACCGAGGCGTGGCCCTCGACGTTGACCTCGTGCACCGTGTCAAGGCACTGGCTGAGAATGCCCGCGTAGAAATTGATGCGGAGATACAACGCCTCACTAAGGGGCAAGTCAAAGCCGCAACAAACGCTATGGAACTGACAGCGTGGCTCAACGCGCATGGCATTCAAGCCAAGTCCGTTGACAAGCAGACCGTTGGTCGGCTGCTGTCCTTTGACCGCATGCACCCCGTGATCCGTGAGGTTCTGAAACTCAGGCAGAACGGAGCCAAGTCCAGCACGGCCAAGTATGATGCGATGCTGCACGCGGTCAACGCGGACGGACGGATGCGCGGTCTTCTCGTTTATCACGGCGCGGCAACTGGCCGCTGGTCGGGCAAGCTGGTGCAGCCGCAGAACTTCCCACGTCCGCAAAAGAAACAAGACGAGTTGGATGAAATCATCGCCAAACTTAAAGCGGACGAAGATGTGTCGGCGCATGGGGCCGGAACGGTCCTAGCTTCCGACTTGTTGCGTTCGATGTTGGTAGCCGACGAAGGCCATCGGCTTATGTTCGCCGACTATTCAGCGATTGAAGCCCGCGTTCTTGCGTGGGTAGCAGGACAGCGCGATCTTGTTGAGACGTTCCAAAATGGCGGAGACGTGTACAAAGAAATGGCATCGGCCATCTACAACGTGGATGTGGGGAACGTCACTGACGCACAGCGGCAGGTTGGTAAGATGGCAATCCTTGGTTGTTTCGAGGAAGATACTCTTGTCTTGACAGAACGAGGATGGCAACCTATTCTGTACCTAACGACACAGGACAGGGTATGGGATGGTGAAGAATGGGTGACGCATCAAGGGGTAGTGTATCAGGGGCACAAGGAAGTTCACCGGGTCAATGGGGTCGGTGCGACGCCGGACCACGAAATACTGACGGAACATGGGTGGCGGGAGTGGCGAAAGGTCCATACAAACCCTTCCCTGCTGAAGTCGGCGCTGTCTTTGGTGAACTTACCATCCGTGAGTGGGTTAACCACAAACGCGCATGGCATCCGCGCTGCGAATGCTCTTGCGGGTGGATTGGCGTCATTGATCGACACAATATCCTGCGCGGTAAATCGTCCCGTTGCAACTATTGCGCGAAGCGTAAGTCTGGCGTTACGCAGAAGAAATATCGCGGCTATGCAGGCATTGTTCCCGATGACTTTCACCGCGAACGGTTACTCAACCGCATATCCTCGTGCATTCAACGTTGTGAGAACCCAAGCAACGCCGGATGGAAACACTACGGCGAACGAGGTATCAAGGTATACCCGGAATGGGTACGAGACCGAAAAGCGTTTCTCTCTTACCTTCTCACACTTGATGGGTGGGATTTACCGCATCTGGAACTGGACCGCATCGACAACAACGCGGGCTATCAGCCGGGCAATCTCCGCTTTATCACGCGGTCTGAAAATATGTTTAACCGCCGCACAACGGAAACTATGCAGAACGAAATCAACCGTTTGCGTGCGGAAGTCGCATGTTTACGACGTGAGTTACGCGGGGCCGAGGAACCGCTTCACGATCCTGACTGACCTTGGCCCTTTGATTGTCCATAATTGCGGCTATGGCATGGGGGGCAAACGCTTCGCCGAACAGTGCGCCAGCATGGGCATAAAGGTAGACGAGAACGAAGCCAAGCGCATCGTGTCCGTTTATCGGGAGAAGAATAATAAGATTGCGCAATACTGGCGTGATGTTGAACAAGACTTTGTAGAGATGGTGAGGGATGCGGGCCGTGTTGGGTCGGTTCGTCTTCCTCTTCCTAGCGGGCGGTCGCTTACTTACCACAGTCCGCGCATCATTCAGCGAGAGACACCTTGGGGGGCTATGCGCGACACAGCCCAAGTCGATACGCTGAATAGTGTGACGCGTCAGTGGGTATCCCAGATTATCTGGGGTGGCCTATTGACGGAGAACGTGGTGCAAGCAACCGCCCGCGACATGATGGCCACGGCCATGATGGCGTTGGAAGTCAAGGGCTACAATGTCATCCTGTCCGTCCACGATGAAATCATCTGCGAAGTGCCAGATAATTTTGGTTCGCTTGACGAAATGATTGACATTATGACACGAGTTCCGGCATGGGCGGAAGGCTGCCCGATAAATGCTGAGGGTAAGGAAGGGAAGAGATACCGCAAATGACAGCACACGCAAAGTTTGGCGCGTCCAATGCGAAGCGCCGCATCAATTGCCCCGGCTCACTCAACGCCGAGGCTCCGTTCCCTAACGAGAGTTCACCTTACGCCGAACTTGGTACGGCTGCGCACGAACTGGGTGAGTTCTGCTTGGTCAATGGACATGAAGATGCCTTCGCCTTCATTGGCCAAGAGCATAACGGCCACAAGGTTGACGACAACATGGCGCGTGCGGTGCAGGTCTACATCGACTACATTCGAGATGTGGCCGCATCGGAACCAAGCATCTGCCGCTATGAGAAACGCTTCAGCCTAGATAAACTTGATCCGCCCATGCCGATGTTCGGCACGGCCGACTGCATCATCTACGGCAAAGAGAGCGGAACGCTGTACGTCATCGACTATAAGCACGGCCAAGGTGTAGCAGTCGAAGTCGCGGACAACGAGCAGCTTAAATATTATGCGCTCGGTGGCATATTAGAGATTGGCGAGAAGGCTCCGGTCAACAAGGTTGTGACGGTTGTCGTGCAGCCACGCGCCATGCACCCCGACGGGCCAGTGCGGCAGCACAGCTACAGCCGTGACGACATACTGGACTTCGGCACAGAACTTATTGACGCAGCCTATGCGTCTCTGAAGCCGGACGCACCACGCATCTCTGGCGATCACTGCAAGTTCTGCCTTGCGGCGGGGACTTGTTCGGCCCTGCGCAACAACGCCCTTGAAGTCGCACAAGACGAGTTCGGTACAGTACGAACCGTCAATGACCTAACCCCACAGGAAGTTGCGGACTATCTGCAAAGGGTTCCGCTGATCGAAGAGTGGATTAAATCTTTGCGCCGCCATGCCAATAGCTTGTTGGAAACTGGCGGTGGTCTTCCCGGCTACAAGCTGGTTGAGAAACGACCGACCCGCCGCTGGCGTGTTGAAGAAGAGTTTGTGGCTTGGGCCACAGAAGAAGGTCTCGATGACGACGACATCTACGAAAAGAAGTTGAAGTCGCCACCGCAGATCGAGCGTGTTGTGGGCAAGAAGAACTTGCCCGCATCGCTCGTCATAGCTGTATCATCCGGCACATCAATGGTCGCTGATACAGATAACCGTCCGGCTGTAGCCTCGTTGGCCGCAGACGATTTCACCGTTGAATAAGGAAACACCGATGTCAAAAGTTATTACACCAGAAGCAATCATCTCTTACCCGCATGTGTTCGAACCACAGACACCTCCGGGTGCAAGTGAGCCAGTCTATTCTTGCTGCCTTGTATTCCCTGACGGCACTGACATGTCTGAACTCAAGGCGACGGCGGCTGCTGTGGCCAAGGAGAAGTGGGGAGACAAGACTAAATCGTTGATGGAAGGCGGCAAAATCCGTATGCCTTTCCGCAACGACGGCGAAGAGAAGGGCTATCCAGAAGGCTCGATCTTCATGAACGTCAAGTCGAAGCAGGCCCCCGGTGTTGTCAGCAAGTTTGCTGGCGAGAACGGCAAGCCCGCTCCGATTACAGACCCTAAAGAAATCTACCCCGGTGCGAAGGTCCGTGCCTCGCTGCGCGCTTATGCGTACAGCGTGAACGGCAACAACGGTGTTGCGTTCTCTCTCGGCAATCTTCAGAAGGTGGCGGACGGTCCTCGTATGGATGGCCGTCTGTCCGCTGCGGACGAGTTCACTGCGACGGAGCGTCCGTCCGCAGACATCTCGGACCTTGACGATTTGCTTTAAGTGAAATGGAAGGGCCGGGGAGTTTGGAAGTCGCCCCGGCTTTTCTAGGTAGGGGCGGTAGGTCTGGGCTTTCCCGGGCGCTTACTTCGGTACGTTAAAGCCGCCCCTATCAATCTAAAGCCTCAGAGATCATCTGGGCTTTCTTGGCTAAGGTCTTAGCTACAATCTCATCAACAGAATTGACAAGGCCGAACGTCCGCACGATGACGGGCTTTGTCTGGCCGATACGGTGGCAACGCTTAGCCGCCTGTGCGTTCACTGCCGGAACCCAATCCATCTCGACAAACGCCACCTGATTGGCTGCTGTCAGCGTAATCGCCGTAGAACATGCGGTGATCTGGCCGATGAATACCCGCACCTTCGGGTCAGTCTGGAAGTCATCAATCGCCGCTTGACGGTCGGCTGTCGGCATACCGCCTGCGACTACCACAGGGTTGAAGTCTTTCAGCCTATCGTAAAGCGTCTGTATCGCGTCGGTGTGGTAGGCGAAGATGACAATCTTATCGTAAGCATCATCGGCCAATTCGCCCGCTATCTGTGTGGCGATGGGCGCTGCCTTGGCCACACCTGTCAGCCGTCTTAATGACGCGATATGCGGGGCGATGCTCTCGATCTCCGCAGCCAAGTCCTGATTAGTAAGCGAATGCGCAAGGATCATATCGACGGCTTCAGCTTGGCGTGGGTCGTCGATGTGTTTCCTGTCGCTCCAGTTATCTATCTCGACGGGTGCGGTCTGCCACCAGATAGGCGGCAAATCTTTCAGCACAACTTCGCCCTTGCGGCGCAGCATGATTGCTTTCAGCACGGTCTTAAACTCTTCCATGCGTTCGGCCTTGTTGCCAAGGATTTGAAGACCGAACTGGCCGCTCCATGTCTTGCAGAAATATGTTGTGTATTCGGCGAAGTTCAGAGGGTACTGCCAAATCGCTTTGAGATGCGTCCAGAAATCGCTGACATTATTAGGGATGGGAGTACCGCTAAGAAGCCAAACACGATCAGCAAACTTAACAAGACCATCACCGCGACAGTACTGACCATATAGATACTTTGTGCGCTTAGCAGTACGGTTCTTAAGATAATGCGCTTCATCCAGAACAAGAACGTCTGGCTCAAACTTGGCAATCTCATTGCGGACCTCCTTCGACTGTGTGATTTTATCATAGCTGAAGACTTTGACTTCGCGCTCGACGGTTCCCCATCGCTCGAACTCACGCCGCCAGTTGATCTTGGCAATGGCCGGGCAGATCACGACGACCTTTGTTAAGCCGAGTACATCACAGGCTGCTATCACTTGAAGTGTTTTGCCAAGGCCCTGCTCATCGGCAAGGAACGCGGCCGGGTTCTTACAGAGAAAGTCTGCGCCGACCTTTTGGTAATCGAATAGATGGTTCATCGTCTTCCCTCTCGGCGGCGTAGCAGGCGAGAAGCGCAGCTTCGGCCCGGCCGTCATCCTTTTTGCGTGCGAAGAGATGAGCGTAATCCGGGAACAACTCTTGTGCCCGCTGACGACTGCCGTCCTTCCCTCCGAACGTGCGCATAGACTTAATCCAAGTCGCAGGCGGTATCAACTCAAAAGATACAGACAGGCCAGCAAGGACACCTTCGACGATACCACCGGCCCTGCCAAACGCGTAGGTCGAGGAAACCCCTTGCCCCGGCATAGCCCACGTTTTCTCAAGTAGAGCCTTTTCGTTTCCGGTTACATGTGGGCGAAGCGCATCGGCCAGCATGTGTGCGTCAACCTGATTGACGACACGCGGCCCGCGCTTGACCTTTAGAGTAGGCATGTCGATGATGACAAGTTCTCGGCTATCCTTATCCAGAATAGCTATTGCTCCGAACGCGCCCGGATCAAGTCCCCATATTTTCATGGGCGATGTGTATAGTATTAGAAGCTAGTTCGCAAGTGACTGCGTGGCCCCAAAGACTTACGATGGCGAAGCCCGTCGGGTTTGTGGCGACGCTTAGACTTTGGCTGCGGCCGCCATGACATATCTTTGACACCACTCTTCTTGGCCATTACTCGCCTTTCGTATAGACCTTATAGTCGCCGGGATCGGTGAACTGAGCGCCGACAGGAAGCGCGTCGTACTGTTCTTGGCTCTTCATAAGAGGGGCCTTGCTTAACTGGCGAAGAAGTTCTGGCGCGCCCATGCCCGTGCGAGATTGAAATTCGCGGGTGAGCATGATTTTCTCTTCGCGTTTCATGGATTTGTATCGCTTGAGTAGAGCAAGTTCCGGGTTTTCCGCGTTGAACTTAGCGTTGGCAGCCTCACGCGCTTTGGAATAAAGTTCTTTTA